GCGCTCTCGCGCCTTATATCCCCTGCGCTAAGCAGGCTCCTTTTGGAGGATCTTCTATTGTAACATAACCTTGGTACCCACTATGAGCAATATTCACTTCGTAGTATCTGCATTGCTGACCTCTAAGTCTATTAAAGACCCTGAGGGAACGGCGCTTGCGGTCCTAAGTGCCCTTATGAAGGCCATTAGGATGAACTCTGCGCGACCTGTCGCATTCTTATTGAGAGAAAGACTCCCAAAACGCGACGAGCGTCGTCAGGTCAATGTCCTTTTGAACGCTATTTCAGCGGGGATTGCCAAAGCCAAGAGCGATCGTCTTAAGAAGGTTAAACCTCCTGTAGAGAAGAAAGTGGTCTTAGCTAAAGCTCCGAGCAGACAAGCTGCTAAGCTGGAGAACCCAGTGAGTGGGACCAAAAGTAAGGCTGTTACAAAGAAAGAGTTGAAGACTCCGTCTTCCCCCCTTAAACAGACCACTACAACTGATGGTATTAACCGTCCTGGTGAAACTGTCGTTGTAGATGGTCGCCCTACTCGGGACCTTGCCTATGAGTATATGACCCAAAGACTAGGAATTACCGAGCCCAAATATTAGGGCAAAAGGTAAGCTTTACCTCCCTCCCGGTGTTTGGCCGGGGACGTTGTTGCTTCACCCTCACCAAAGGGCCCAAGCGATGGCTATTGACTTAGCAGAACAGAATGAACTACTAAGCATATTTTTGTCACAAAGGCTATCGCCCTCCTCTGCACAACAGTTGGTGCAGTTTATTGTGCATTTAGAAAAGCACAAGGGGTTGCGATTTGTTTGCAACTATTTGAAGTCCATTAGGTCGTATCTCCTTAAGGGGGAGCGTACTGACCAGCGCATTCGCACTAGTAAGGACGGTTCCTTAACTGGAGCCTTAAAGCCTTTAAGTCGCATGTTGCGGACTGGGCGTAAAGGTCACATTCGCGTAGAAAGAATCCTCCGCGTTTATGGCCGGTATGAAGCTCCTAGGCCAACCGTAAGCGATTATGTTAAGTTCGCTGAACAGCTGGGGAGACCTTTGCAAAGTGATTTTCGCTTGAAAGTCCGCATATCGCCTCGGGAAAAATACGAGGGTAAACGGGCTGGCGAGAATGCAAAGTTTGTGCTAGACTTACCTGTGTCGGCGGCGAAGAAAACGCCACTGGTGGGGAAACCTGAAAGGGAGACCTTACCCTTCGAGCATTATAAAGTGCTTTCCGACTACGCTGCTGGTATATTGATAAGAAACGGGGATCTGTTTAACCTCGTGTACCCGCTATACCATGCTGAGGATGAAACTGCCATTTACTCGGCAGCCGACGAAGCCGTCGTTTCCGTCGATCACGGAACTAGGCGTGTTATGGGTGATAATGTAGGCTATCCTATAGAAGAATTAGCCCATGATATAGTTGGATCTGTTGTTTGTTTGACTAAGGATCGCGGTTACAAACTGCGGTTTATAGCAAATCCACACAGACTCATCCAATTGGCTTTAAGTCGCCTGAAAAACGCTTTTGAACGTGTCTTACGGCGTATGCCGGAATCTTCGGTCTATGACCAAAAGAGTGGCACGTCTTGGGCGCAAATGAAGTTGCTGGAGGGTAGTAAACTATGGTCTGTTGACCTAAGTGCTGCCACGGATAATTTTCCGTTTTATCTCCAAGAGGACATCGCCAGACAAATGTTTTCTAAAAGTCTGGAGCCAGATATAAATCTTTGGCGTGATGTAACCTACGCTTCATGGACTACTCCACTGCCTTATGACCCAAACAATTTAACGGGCATTAGGCAACAGGACTATCCTGTCGTTCGATACGGTAGAGGTCAAGCCATGGGCGTTGCACCTTCGTTTTCAGGGTTCACCGTGACCCATATCATTCTCCTTAGGAGTTTGGGTGGATCATCGGAAACATTCCGT